CCGCGTTGTACCATTTGATTTGATCTGGAAGTTTGTCGTTGAAACAATATCGACTGCATGACATTCCGCGTTTGTAATAAAATCGAAGCTTGCGTCTATCTTGTACGAAATTGTCGCAAATGTTTTTGAGAGATCGACTGTTGATCCTATGGCAATGTTCGTATTAAAAGTGCCTGTATCTGTTATATGGGTAACCGTAAGCCCAGCATCAAATTCAATAACCCAAAATCTCACCAGTGCCGCAGAATCCGAGGCAGTTGTTCCGGCACGATCTACAGTCACTGTTGTCTCATCAGAAATACGACAACGGATTATACTGTTTTTTATATTTCTACCGTCGGTCTGGTAATCAAATAATATGAATGCATTTGCCAACACAACTGCGGTTATTGTTGCGGTATTGCTTTCTTGCGTTGTTGACAAGGCAATAGTTCCGGTCTGGACATTTTTTATGTTCAGCGCGGCCATTTTATATTTCCTTATCTAAATGTGTCATACTGGAATTTTACCACCACATTAGTCTGATACCAACTTCCATCATTACCACCACAAAAAAAGCCGCTAACCTGGGGAGGGCAGTAGCGGCTTCTTTCTTATGTGGAAATCCCACATTTTGACTTTTTATACACCATTTTCATTTCTATGTCAAGTTAGCTTATTAAGATTTTCAAACCCACTATTAAATCATCTCGCTCTTTACAGTCAATATCAACATCAATTCCATCAATAATCTGTTGTAGCCATATGGGTATAATCTCATATACTGCCACATTAACGACTGTTTGTTGTACTGATTTGCCCTTTATCAATAATCGTGCATTAAGCTTCTTAAATGCCTCATCACGCTCTACATCATTGATATCTATAACCTCACGCAGCATACCAATACTACCATTCCCGGACATTTGCCCTATGGAACCTGATTTAGCGTTCACAGGGCCGTTTCTGTTAATATATAGCTGTTTAAATCCCTGCCCCGCAGATATCATTGCTGATGCGTTCCCGCCCAATAGTTTCCGCGCCTCCATTATAGCTAAAGGGGAATTTGCCGCACTGTCTAAATGCCCCTGCCATTTTCTTCCTGTTATACTCTCAAATTGATCTTGCCATTCTTGAGTTGGATTAGTTTTGGGTTGCCGTCCCTTACGGGTGGTGGGTCGTTTCTTTAAATCTTTCCGCCGCCGATTTGCCATATTTTATTTGCCGCCTTTCCATTCGTTTTCATAATATTTTTGCATATCTAAATCGTCAGAGAATAGCTGCATCCAGAATTTTTTAATCCACACATTCATTTAAAAATTCCTTTTAACACAAGAACGGCTATAAAAAGAAAGAATCCAATTTCAATAACTATAAGACCGCCAAATAAAAAGCCTATAACAATATCAACCTCGTTCGTCATGGTTTTTCCTTTACACTGTATTCACGACACTCCCCAACAACAGCCCCCTTAAGTATACTTGCATTGGTTTTCGGACAATCATAATCGGGGCCAAGATAATAGTGAATACAGCCTTCGCAATAAGTCAGCCCATAATCCTTAAGATAACCCCGCCAATCAATATCGCTCATTTGTTTATCCTTCATGTGGGTTGTCTATGTAATATTGATCTTGTTCCTGTTGGCGTAGTTCTTCCCATTTCTGTTCTTCTTCTTCGCGTTGCTGATAAGCACTAGCCCTGTTTGTGCAATCGTCACATGGCAAACAATGCCCACCTGTATAAAGGCAACCAAAACCAGACATTGAAGTGCCTCTTGGGGCCGCAACAACCGTATGCTTTAAAGGACAACCGTTACTGTTAAAATCGCTCGTCTTCGTGTTGTCAGTCATTTTGAAACTCCCATTGGCATTAGATTATTTATGTGTGAGTAATGAGTGACTTTCTGTCCCCCCATACTTGGATGATATCCCGTTTCTTTGTATATCCATCCGCTATGAGTCTGGTAATGCCTGTAGTTTAAAAACACTAGTTCATTTTCTAATTCTCCGGTCTCATTGCCGTCGATCCAGTTCCTTTTTTGCACCACACACAGCATTCGTTCATCGTCCTTAATATTTAAAGGCTCTGAGCTATTTTCATCAATCGCAATCCATTCTATGCTCGTTTGATTTTTTCTAATCATCGGGGGCTTCTCCTGTTCCTTGGCAATCGCCGCATTCTTCATTTTCGCATGAGGGGCATGTCATAGTGCCACCATTTTCATCATCATGTACCCATCCGTCACCTTGGCAGGTTTCACAATTAGGCAAAAATTTACCTGTACCATTGCATGATTGACATCTCCAGTCGTCGTCTTCAGCGCTCATTTGATTTGGTCCTTGATTATGCAATGATGACATAGATGGTCACATTTTTGATCAGGGTTATTTCTCTTTGCCGCCGTCTTTGTGATAAATCTCTCACACGAAACACATTTAATTCTTGGTTTCAAATACTCAATCGTATCGCTCGTTTGATTTGTGTCAGTCATTTGAAATCCCTTCATGGTCTTCACAATGGCTGAAACCAGTTTTTGCTATGTGCTTAAATTCACCGCCGCAGTTTGAACAATAAACAGTCCATTTGTCTTGCCTCTTTGGTAAAGTTGGTGCATCACAGAATAGAACGGGTGGGGTTTCTTTCATATATCCGTTCCATCTATCTTGATCTGGTATCCAGTAAGACACAATCACGCGATTACATGCTGACACCGTGAACGCCCAAACCTTGATAAGATGTTTCTCCATAATTGGAACTCCTTTCTTTGTGACCCTTCCTGTGTCGGTTTCTTCATAAAAGCTTTTATGGTGATCTTGTGGTGTGTCTTTCCACTGGCTTGCTCTATTATTCATTTGAAATATATTCCTTTCACAATTTCGTTAACCACACGGGTACTTGTCCCGTAATGTTCTGCAGCCTGTTTCTGGTTGCCTTCTCCGTCAACAAAATCAAGGATGTTTTGAGCCTTCTCAGGGGTTATTGACTTCTTTCGCCCACCTTTACCCTCGCCGGCCTTTCCTTGTTGCTGTATATCCCCCAATGCCTCAGCAAATGGTAACCCAACCTTACAATCAAGTAGCATTTTGCGTTTGAGGATATATATGTTTGCGCCATTCTTAGCCAAACCCTTCACTGTGGCACTATAAGCATGGGCACCTATGCAAGCAGCAGACCACACAACCAGCGTATCATTGCCCCTATCACAAGAAGCAACCGCCTCTTTAATGCCATGCTCTTTGTGATATATGTTATTTTCAGGCACCCCGTATTCTACCAGAAGTTGGGCTTGTTCTTTCTCAGTCAACATGTTTGCGCGTTGATGGACGTAACCGATTAATCCTGTTGTTTTCACTTTTTTTCCTAATTTCAAAATTAAGTATTGAAATCGAAATTATATTATGTAATAAGATTAGTCAAGTGAAAAACGAAATGAAATATTAAACCGCCCATAGGAGACGAAAATGAAATTAGAGATTAAAAATAGGTTTACTGGCAGTGTTCAATTCACTGCCGATATTGATGGACGGTTTAAAAAAACGGCTGTTCGAATTGGCTTGGCAGTTAAGTGGGCCATAAAGACAGGGGCAAACCTCAAAGGGGCAAACCTCAAAGGGGCATACCTCGAAGGGGCATACCTCAAAGGGGCAAACCTCAAAGGGGCATACCTCGAAGGGGCAAACCTCAAAGGGGCATACCTCGAAGGGGCAAACCTCAAAGGGGCATACCTCAAAGGGGCAAACCTCAAAGGGGCATACCTCAAAGGGGCATACCTCGAAGGGGCAAACCTCGAAGGGGCATACCTCGAAGGGGCAAACCTCGAAGATGTTCCGGTTATTAAAGATATTCATCAAACCGTTTATAACGCTGCCAAGAAGAATGGTGACTTGGAAATGGGTTCTTGGCATGGCGAATGCGGAACAACTCATTGCCGGGCCGGTTGGGTCGTTACATTGGCGGGTGAAGAGGGGAAAAAACTTGAACGTAGACTTGGAACAGCAGGTGCTGCTTATGCAATTTATTATAAATCTGATCCCGATATTGATGTGCCGATCAACTTTTATGACACCAATGAAGGTGCGTTGACAGAATTAAAACGGTTGGCAAAAAAAGAAGCTACAAAAATCTAACACAGATGCCCGGAGGCTGACATGGATTTAATTAAATTTGATATAATGCTTGATGAAAGCGATGAGGACTTTACACGCGACCTTATGAGGGCATTGGGCGTTGGTCCTAATGATGCGGTTTCAATAGCCACACCAACTTTTGACAGGCAAGATGGTCGCTTGGTTTCCTATCTACCAAACATGCCGGAAGAATATGAGGCTCTAAAACTGATGCTTCCAAGCAGCCTTAAAAAAATTGGTTGCCAAATGTGGGAAGTTGACCAAAAAGGAAATGTTCATTGGCTATATCCATCTGAGTGGTATGACAGCATACCAGACGGAACAGAGATTATTACCCTTTCTGGCGTCACCAAGAAATTTGAACGCGGGTCAACGAGTAACGACAAAAGGTTTGGCGCGCTTTCTTATGGGTTCAAACAAGCCCGTCATTAAATTAAACACAAACGCCCGGAGACTGAAGATGGATGATACAAAAATAACCCCTATCAATTTAGAGTTTATTAAAGCGGAAGGATACCACATGGGGATAACAGAGGCCGCCACTATTTGCAGGGGGCTTGCCATAGCTGAAAAGGAGCGCGTGGATGTTGAATGTGATTGTGATGGTACGGGCGACTATTCTGGTTTCCACTTTTTTAAAGAAGGGGAAAGGCAAATTCTTGCCCTGATTAGAGAAGAACCTTCAACTTAACACTAACGCCCGGGAGAAAGACTGTGGGAATGTATACCGAGGTTTACTTTAACGTTGATCTGAAAGAAGGAACACCGAAAGAGGTTGTAGACGGCCTCATAGCATATATTAAAGGCGACTGCGATAGTCGCCCACTGTGTTGCAATATGTCATATTACACGCCTAACACTTCGGCCTTTTATGCCGAGTTCGATGAGATCAGCAAGCAGTGGTCTTTGCTGTGCAAGGGGGATTTAAAAAATTATGAGCGCGATATTGAGGCATTTGTCGATCTATTGAAACCGCATGTTAAGCTTAACTACGGAGAGAAAACGTTTATAGGATACATGAGATATGAGGAAAATGTAGAACCTACGCTCTTCTATGTCGGTGAAGAAATCTAACACAAACGCCCACTGAAAGGGAATGACATGAATATTAAGGATATAAAAGAAACTTCTTGCCCTGATTGTGGATGTGGTGAGGTTGTTGAAGAAAAAATAAATTCCCTTCATTGCACGGGACACCATAACGAATATAGAAAATTCGAGTGTGGTATGATGCTTCATTTTTTTCCTAATTTTATGAGAACTCAACCAATCGAAAAGTGCCAAAAGAGTGAAGCTTGGATTGACCAGAAAGTGAATAGAACTGAAGCAATCAATAGACTAAAAATATATATAGGTAAAATGAAAATTGATGCTGATTTCAAAAAATTAATTTTAGATAAGTTTACTTATATTCATTATGATATTTAAATTAAACACTAACGCCCAAGAGAAAGACGATGATCGATAGCAATAAATGGACTGGAAAAACTACTAAGTTAGATGTTGAGTTACTATGGTTTCGTGTTGTTGCTATATTATGGCCAACACTAACAATAATTTTAGCCTATCTAATAACAAACACGATTGGCGAGGCAAGTTTATTAATAATATTTTTATCGGGATTTGTAGCGTCATCCTTTCCGGCATTTTGTATTTCTATACATTGTTTAATTAAATAATCAACACAAACGCCCACCGTTACAGATAATAAAAAGCCCTCGGTTTATCGCCGGGGGACAATTTGTTTGTCGTCAATGTTTTTGCGTATGATATTTATATCTTGGATCTTGTCCTGGATTACTCTCTTCTATCATTCTGGCGATATGGGCCATTAAAGCGATTCTTCTTCGTAATTCCGCGTGTATTCATCCAGCTTAACATAAATAGATCCAGGCTTGCCCATCGGCCCATGACGTTTAATCTTGGCTATCCTTACTTCGCTTGAATTGTTTGTTAAATCTTCCCGCCATAATATCACACCATAATCTGCTTTATTTGCCCAATTTGCTGATCCTGATATGCTATATAGATTTGGGCATTGCGGCTTTCCCATTGGCGGCATTTTTGGATGTGCTACAACGATAACTAATACATGATACTGGCGCGCTAATTTCTTAAGCATCCTTATCGCCCTGCCCGTATACTCAGTTTCGTTTTCCTCTGATCCGCGCTTATGTTCAATTTCATTCCAGGGATCTAATAATAGAACTTTGCATCCATCCCTGATAATAGCAATCTCTGCCAGATCAATTAGCTTTTCAATCGTTAATTCAATATCAGAATTCATTGTATTATTCGTCACAAAAACATAATGATTCTGATAAAATTGTTTTGCTTTTTCCGGCTCATCCTTGCCAACCTTATCCAATGGGCGGCGCAATTTTCGCCTGATTGTATTTTCCTCATATTCTTCATTGTCGATTTCTGTTGAACAAACGCATATTTTCCAATCATGCTTTATAGCCAGATTTAAAACTAAACTATCTGCCCACTCCGATTTCCCGTGTCCAGGTATTCCAGAAACCACCATGAATTTACCAAGTAGAATTTTGATATGCTGATCGTGTTGCCAGCCCATGCCCGTTGAATAGGGCTGTTTTAAGGCCTTTGGGATAGGGGGAAATTCGTCGGGACGGTACAGCCCCACAATTGGGTAGTTCTTCGCCTTAAGCACCGCCTCCATGACGCCTTGCTTGCCAAATTTAACCAGAACATCGTTCAAATCCTTACAGCCATCTGGATAGCTAATGAATTTGCACCGTTCCGCGCCCAATCGTTTTTGCAATTCGTGATTTAAAACTTTGCCAGGTTCGTCATTATCTCCGGCCAGGATGATAGTTCCGACCTTATCAAGCAAACTTTCGTTATTCCAAATGAACTTAAATTTTTGATCCTCATCCCGCGAGTAAAAGTCACTCCGCTTTTGTGGCGCACCATCTGGTACAGACACCGCCCAAGGATAACCCGCCTCAATAGCTGATAGAGCATCCATTTCCCCCTCACATATCAAAAGAGGTTTTTGCTCTAATGCTGCTAATTCAAGCCCCTGCCAATTCCAAAAGGTTCGCTTGCCATCTTTCTGTTGACTAAACGCCTTACCTTTCCTGCGGTATTTTTCATTTACTGAAATACCATTCTCAAGAAACGGGAAGACCAGTGTTCCGCCGCCTTGATCTGTGTATATCCCCGAGGCTATTGCTGTTTCTGGTTCTATGCCTCGACTTATGAACCATTTCTCTGCTGCTGTCGTCAAAGCGTTCTCCGCCTGTCCAGGCGCAGTGGTGACAGTGCCAAACACATCCTTCATCATTTATCCTTACTGATAAGCACCGTTCGCGCTTATTCCTTCTGGTGTGACTACACTGTGGGCACAGGGCTTTATGATTGCCCTGTCCACGATTTGATAATTCTATTCGTTGGTTGCTTAATATTTCACTTATTGATTTCATAGCATCCAACATGGCTTTTTAGGTTTTTCCGGCTCATCTAACCATCTATCTTGATGTAACCAAGTTGCAGGATGCGGAATAAATTGTGGTTCTGTATCCCTAAATCTGATTACAGCCTTTTTAAGCCCCTTCATTATATCAGATATAGATGCTCGTTCACATGCTTTGCGGAACTTTAATTGTGCTGCTCTCTTGCCCACTCGCCGTGGATAAATGGACCAAAATTTATCAAACGCTTCTTCCATCTCTCTTTCCTTTTCTGTGCTTACATGTGGTAAGTTCGTAATCATCACGACATTTTGGCGAACAAAAATCATTATTGCGTTCATCATGCCAAGACAAATCATCATCAAGAATTTCTTTTTTGCACCAATCGCAATAGAATTTGGTCACTGCATTCATTCTCTTCATCCCTTGTTAAATTGACATAGTTGTCTTTATGACCGTCTTAACCCGGTATGGTTAGAGACAAGCCGTTTATGCTCAGAGGTATTACTTTAATCACTGGTTTATACTAGATGCCTTTGATATGGTAGAGCCACCTACCCCCGGTACTGCTTTCACAGACTAACACCGTACGTTATTCTAGTTTATCGCTTATCCATATACCCTGGTAAGCACGATCGGTCACATCGCCAGTAACATAATTAGTTTAAGCCCTATTAAAATGGCATTCGGAAGGATTTTGTGCTTGTAATAGCTAAAAAGACAGGATATAATGCTATTGCTTTTTAGTTATACGCCTGTGTGGGAAACCTTTCCGAGAGTAAACCACATGGGCGTTTCCTATTTTACAGATATTTCTGCTTTAATCAAGTTCATTTCCCATTAAAAATCCGCCGAACCACATATCCCCGCACCAAGCTGGCAATGGTAAATATACAAGTGATCTCCCAGGCTTGTCCCATAGTCGGCTTAAAGCCCCACAATGGCAGTACGTACAATGTGAGTACAAATGATATCAGAAAGCCTATTGCGGTGCTTGTGGCGGTTTCTATGATGCTATAAGTTCGGGTTTGCATTTAATCCTCAAACATTTGTGATTGTGTTAATTTTTCTGGCGGGGCGATGAATAAATCAGGCTGTTCATATGCTTTGCGGATTCTTTCACATGCTATTTCATAATATTCCGGGTCAAGCTCTATTCCTATAAATTTACGGCCTGATTTAACGCAAGCAACACCCGTACTTGCCACCCCCATAAATGGATCTAAAACTGTTTCTGATCGTTTAGTGGAATTTTCGATATATACCCGCATTAATTCTTGTGGTTTTTCTGTCGGATGTTTTGCGTTAAGTATATTCGGGATTCTATGCAACTGTTTAGATCCACAATCATTTATGAAAAAGGCTTTTCCTTTATAGAAAAAACCCGTAAATTCAAGATTTTTCATATACCAGCGATTAGGTGTTGCTGTGCCTTTATCCCATACAAGAAAGTTATGAAACTTAAATCCAGATGATTCCGCGCTCGTAAGCATGTTTTGAATATGTCGGTTATTGCACATGATATAAGCATGGGCGCGGTCTTTAAGGGATGCAAAGATAGGTGGCATAAAATCAAGCCAATCAATTTTACAATTTATTATACCTCCTTTATTATCATAATTTTCATTTGATAATTTACCCCCCATAGATCCATGTGGGCCACCATAGGTAAGAAGGTAAGGCGGGTCTGTTGCGACACAATCAACTTTATCCAATGTCGGCATAATCTTAAGACAATCCCCCAACAAAAGGCGGCAATCTCCAATTATTGTTTCTTTGTGTATCATTATCTGTACTTCTTCACGCCCCACCAACTTGCACGATGATACAAATATGGGGCCGGTTTTAAATTACCAAATATAAAGTGCATTCTTAATATCAAATTTTCCATTGGAAGGACTGGATACCAACGGCAAAAATAATCTATCTCACCTTCTGCCCATTCATGTCTTACAATCATTCTCTTCTCCTAAAATTTCTCCTTGAATAAATATCGCATTCATCTTGGGCGTCTGCCAGTTCCTCCCCATTCTCTCCTGGCGGGCGCCCCTCCTTAATGAAGCCTTTTCATCTTATCAAATGCGGCCAAAACCTTGCTAAAATTAAAGCAGGCATCATCAAGATCTTTATCATCGGCCAAACCCAATTTAAGTTTATCGTTTAAGTCATACATTGTTTCTGACAGATGCCGGATATTCAAATCGGTTGGTATTTGTATAATCATTTCCATGGTCCCATAATCCAAACCAGAATCAAAAATACAATGTAGTATAATATTGCCATCGCAAATGAAAATTTCTTATCCTTGAATAAAACAAACGTCCATAAATATACGCTCGGAATTATAAGAATAGATACAATAAACCCAAACGAAAACGGCCCCAGGTTTATGATAAATTGAATTAAGGTGTTCATCTCTCTTCCTTAAATATGTGATTTGGCAAATTCTATTAATAGATCCCAGGTCTCAAAAACTCTATTGTCAACATGATGCCTTCCTGTATATCGTATTGTTCTTCCCGCATCTTTAAATTCCGGATAAACATTGGAAAATTTTCTTCTGAGTTTAATTAGGGTTTTTTCTTTTTCATCTTTGGTTATTCTTTTATGCTTTTTTATGGTCCTGGGCGTTTTTGGGTTATAAATAATTGCTGCGTATTTAATCCCATTGATATTCGCATAAGTTCTAAAAGCTTGTTCATCAAATTCATATTTCTCGGCTATCTCTTTAATGGTATGAATTTTTGCAAATGCTCGTATCTCATCCACGGGAATCCCATTATAAAATCCTGACACAAATGCAGTATTAAATTTAATTCCTTGTCTGCGGCCATATCCGGGAAGCGAATCTTTATTTATACCAAGCTTTTTGGCGACCTCTTTGCATGAATAGATTTTAGCCAGCCGAACAATTTCGTCATGATGATCTGCTAGGCGCATATTTTTGCGTATCATTTATTTCTCCAATCCATAATTTCTTATAAGGCATATAAAATGCTTTAAATTATCAATCAAAACATAAGTGCCACCAATATTTTCAAGTCGTTTTTGAAAATCCTTTTGTCTATCAGATTGAATGCCGCCAGGAATATTAATAATCTGTTTACCGCGTCTGCCCATTTTATATGAAGCAGGACGTTTTAACTCAATAAATATTGCCTCTAATCCAATATCATCGCAGAATAAGAATATTAAATCACTAACCCCCGGAAGCATCCCCATGGCCTTCAAAGCTGCCATATGTTGAGGTTTGGCTTTCCGTTCATTAGATGTAGCCCAATAAAGCACATCCTCTTTAATATGCGACCGACACCATTGAATGATTAATTTTTGTAAAGCCGATTCTTTCATAATAGCATCACCAGAAAAATAAAGCCCATAGCCCATAACCCTAAACTAACTATCGACAATATTATCAAATTTCTAAAAAAATTCATCCTTCGTTCTCCAAAAAAAGACGGCCCCAGTAATATAAGCTCTTATAATTTTATATCACCTTAAGGGGCCGCCAGCTCACCTTCTTTCTTGAATAGGTGTGTGTTAATTATTTAATTGAACTTGGAAATCCACCGCGATCATTATTTTTTCTCTCAAGAACTTTGGCTTTAGTAATGATCAACTCATCCTCATCAAACCAATATCCTTCAGGCAATTCGCCCTCTTTGTTCACAGGTGGCGTCAAATGATAGCGATTGCATCCATATAGATGATCAGCCCTAGCTGTAATCATGCCTTTAAAGCCCGTAATGTTACTCTTTGCTTTGCTGCCATTATCAAATTTAAATTCGTTCATATATCTTCTCCTATTCAATAAAATTTGGTGGCGGTTCCATAACACAAAGAAGGGGGGGGAACTTTGCGTTACTATACTGGGAACCGCCTATCTGCTACACAGCAGAATCTGTTAAACTATCTTTAAATTTAATTATCGTTACTGGGCTTATATTTAATGCTTTGCCGATTCTTTTCGCAAGCAAGAAACTTGGACTTTGCAAGCCAGTATTAATGCCTGACAGATAAGACCGATGAATTCCAATTTCCGCCGCGAACTCTTTCATTGTTTGTCCCCTGCGCCGAATTGCTTTTTTTAATAACATTTTAGTCCTTATTGTTAAATTATTGGTGAAAGGCTTCCACTCTCTGCCTACTAAGCCTCCGTACGGTGAAGCGTTTTCGTCTGATGGTTCGGTTGGCCCCTCCACCTTATGACCTCCATGTTGCGCATCGTTGATTGGCGTTGCAGGTACTCTTAATTAGTTGGTGGGATTACCCGCCCACCTCGGGCCGCCTGACTGCTGTGTACCATCTATTCGGCATAACCCCATGATACAAGGATCTGAATTTCCAAATAGCCAAAGCTATCCATAAATGCCTTATTGTACTGTACTGTGACACGGGCAGAAATAGGCGGGAGTCGAACCCGCGATCCGTTCCACACGAGCCTTCTATACCGCCCGTGTCACTTACTGTTATATAGAACTCTAAAATCACTGTCAATATTTATTTTATATTTTGTGTAAATTTATTTTATACTTTTAACTTGACCCGTTGGTTCATTGGTGTATATTGGGCATAAATAAGGAGAAAAGAGATGGAAACAATATCATTTATATATAGCGATCATGGATTTGATATTAGCGTGGATGCAGAGTTTGAAATGATTCGTGATTACAATATATTTACGAATGAACCGGGAGATGTTGAATTTCATGGCATAGAAGTTAATGATGATCTTGACATTGACAGAGTGGCTATTGTCACCATCACAAATGGCAACATGCTGATTAAAACAATTCGCCAAGCAATTGAAGACCAGGCATGGACAGAGTGGGAAAACAGATGATTGATATATTAGAAAAAACAAAAGATGAAATTATGCTCTTATTTTTCAGTGTCTGTTTGGGTATTCCACCATATTTAGCCGTTGCCATTATTTTAAATATATTTGACAATAGGCCGACTTATGATCATTGGTTGCCCCTGTCCATTGGTATTATAACTTCCCTTGCTATCTGGCTTAATACTCAAATTGGAAAGAGATTATAATGAGTGATACAATATTAACATTGGCCGTTACTATCCTGGGCTTTGGCATGTCTGTCGTGATTGTATATGGACTGATCCAGATCGCAAGAGGTATTAAATTTTTCATCAAGGAAATATTGTGACCGCTACAAAGGCAGCCAACGCCGGGAACATATCAGCAATGAGATGCGTCATTCATGATTTATCCCATGATATAAGTACCATTACGCCAGAACAGTTAGATGAACTGATCGACTTAAATGAAGAATTGTGTAGTTTACTGCTCGATATAACAAGGAGAGAACAATGAACGAAATGACAAAAATCGGTGACAACTGTCCCCCGGATGAGTTCGCTGAAATATCCCAAGAAATCCATGATCTTTATGATACTGCAAAAGATTTTATTGACGGTGATCCGATTGATAACCAACCATTAGCCGATACAGTTGAACGGCTGCTCGGCAATATTAAGGCGGCAGAAAAACGCGCCGACGAACATCGGAAATATGAATGCACCCCTTTTGATGAGGGCAAGAAAGCTGTTCAGGAAAAGTATGCTTCCCTGATTGCCAATACCAAAGGCACAACCGGGTTAACTGTGTTGGCAAAGAAAGCTTGTCAGGATGCACCGACGCCTTGGAAACAGAAGCAACAAGCTATTAAGGATGAAGAGGCCCGGTTAAAGCGAGAAGAAGCTGACCGACTGGCCCGGGAAGCCCAAGAGGCCATACAGGCGGCAAGCCTTAAAGATCGAGAAGAAGCGGAAAAGCTTTTAAAGGAATCTCAGGTGGCCCAGGCGGCGGCCAAAAAGGCGGAGAAAACCAACATAAAAGGAATGAGAACGGTCTGGGATATTGATGTTGTAAACCCAACAGAATTGCTTAGGCATTATTGGAACACGCGCACGACCGAACTTGAACAATTTGCCGCCAAACTTGCTGAACAAGATGTCCGTTCCGGAACTCGAACTATTCCCGGCTGTAAAATAACTTCAAGAAAGGTCGCAAAATGACAAAAGAAGAGAAGAAAACAGGACTTGAATTGTTGCGCGAACCATTTGACAAAGATCATATAGGTAGTCTTCCCAAGCCAACAAAAGCACAAACCACAGAAGTTAAGAATAACTATAAAAGTGGTATTCGTTGTGAAGTGTGCGGTGGCTGGCATCATCCAAAAGTTGTTCACTTGGACTATGTTGGACACGCCGCCCTGACTAATAGGCTTCTGGATTGTGATATCAATTGGTATTGGGAACCAATGGCTTTTAATGAAATGGGACTTCCTTCTTTTGATAATGGCGGCGGTTTATGGATACGACTTTTCATAGCTGGGCATAGTCGTATTGGATATGGCAATGCTGAATTATCGCAATATAAAGATGTGGGTAGTAGGGAAAAGGAAGTTATTGGCGATGCGCTGAGAAATGCAGCCATGCGCTTTGGTGCGGCCCTTGATCTTTGGCACAAAGGTGATCTCTATCCCGATGAAGATGATGACAACCGGGGCATTAATAAAACAAAAACAGAGCCATTAAAAGAGCCGCAAAATCCATGGAACGGCCCCCTTAATAAAACCGTCCTCAAAAAACAAATCCATGAAATTTGTATTCGGATAAATAAATGTACCGAAAAAGACAGCATAGATCACATTGATCAAATTATGATAGATGACAAAGAGGCTATCAAACAAGCTTATCATGATGCCCGAGAATTATACGACAGTGTGAATGATGCTGCAAAAAAAGCCAAAGAACGGATCAGAAATGCAAATGCTTTTCCTGGTGATATGCCGTGGCCTGAATCTACAAAGGACGATAATCCATTTAATCTTCCGCCAGTGGATGAAAACGAAAGCACACAATGAAAATTCATCTCATAAAAACATATGACGGCCAATATCGGCCGGCGAATCCAGAAACGGAAATTTGGTCTGCTAAGCAAAAAGTTGGTGAGGTTATTCACGCAAACTTTACCAAAGCCCGGAATTATGAATTTCACAAAAAATATTTTGGGATGTTGAATACCGCATTCCAGAACCAAGAACAATATCCGACTTTGGAAAATCTTCGAGAAGCTGTTCAGGTCCAGGCCGGATACTGCGAAACCATTTATTATCTGGATGGAACAACAGCTCTTAAGGCTATGAGTATCAGTTTCGGGAAGATGAAACAGGAAGAATTTGAAAAGATTTATTCCGGTGTGCTGAATATCATCTTGACACATTTCGGATTTGGTGAGGAATTTGAATTAGAATTGATAATGAATTTTGGATAATAAAATGACAATCCCTAAGGCACCAAAACATAACCGTATCCGCAAAGCCGGATTCAAAGATCAGAAGTATCGGGATAGCTTCAAAAAGCATCGCGCCCATAAATGCCTAATAACAGGTCAAGAATGGACGGAATACAGTTCGGAGTGTGTTGTGGCCTGTCACATCACTATAGGGCGTCACGGACTCGGAATGAAGGACGATCACTATATTCTACCGCTGATTAACCGGCTTCATGCGGAATTTGATAAAAATCAACCAGAATTCATTAAAAACCATTTTGACGAATTTCCATATTGGAGGAGGAGGATGGCAAGAAACAAGCTCATTTTTTCAGGGACCGGTTCCATCTCTGTAAGCGATGTTGAAATTGTTAAACAAATAGCAAAAGATTATTATCAAAATTGGCTTTTTAAATAGCCCGGCCCTTGCAGTCCTTTAGTTTATTTAAACAGCATTATATGTTCCCGCTCTAATATAATATGCCCATTATGTAAATAAAGCGTATCTTTAGTGGGTCCGATCTTTTTGAGGGGATAATATATTCGATATAATGATACGGATGACGTACCAAGCGAAAGAGATATTAATACTAACATTGCCAAAAGAAGTTTATTCATAGCCTTTCCTAAAATTTACAATTCATTCCCACTATTGACACTTTTTTTTTAGCATATCATTGTGATCAAGTATTTGATCTACAAGCCGTTGCGACATATTAATGTCGGCTTGTGTAACATAAATTGTTTTTGCCCATATACATTCATTAAGAATCGTCTGAGTATTCGTCGAACAGCCTGTTGCGGCGAGCGTCAGGCCCAATATCACGATTAGCTTTTTCAACTTCTTGTCTTTCCTTAACAGTTTCAATTATGGTTTTGGCAGTTTCTGCTTGGACTTCATTGTGTTTGTCTTTCTGTCCTTTGCGGTATGCAGTAAATAGAAGCCCAAGAATGGCCAACAATCCACCAGCCGCCGCGATTAGTTTTGCTTTGAGGGTTGCCAAAAACATCATGACTTATCCTTATTTATATGTGCATGAAATCCGAATACTGCTAATGAGGGCGGCACAATCCACACGGTCAGGCCATTTAACACAGTTTCCAAATTGGAAACATTGTCTGCAAAGAAGAATACATAGCTAACTAAGATTGCCCAAAATAACAATAACGCACCGGCAACTTCCCGCTTATATGATTTGTTCATTTAAAATATCCACGCCAATAGCATAATCAGAACATAGACGATTGTTATAAACTTTATCATTCCCTCTATCGCTATCATAGTTGCCGCTTTAGCGGTGTTGCTTGAATGGAAACTTATTGGCGCATCCTCGATTCCTTTCATGCGAAATATGAGAATGACCATTAAAATTATATAAATTACAGTGCTGATTATCATTTTGGATCGAACTCACAATGCCAATGTTCGGGGCTTCTTTCTAATAATACGTCATACGTATCAGGCAATGCACACCTAAGAGCCGCATCTATTTCGTCTTCCTTATCTCCCACATGCCAAACACGCATATCCCACGCAAGCCCTTTATAATGCAGGCTGCCAATCATATGATCACCATCAGTGGTTGATGTCACTATGCAATCTTCACCGAATGAATTAAACACGGCATTGCAAATATCTATACCATCTAGGGCTTCTGGCTGTAGTCCAGATATCGGAACGTCTTTTTTAAATTTCAGCATCAAAATTAACCTTATGAAGCGGTACGGCATCCAATAATTGACTTGCCAATATAAGAGCATTATAACACGGAATTTCAATATTTTGAACAGTTTTGTCTTCATGAATTATTCGCAATATCGGCACACGGCCATCAATTGTGATTATGTCAAAGTACAGGGCTTTTTCTGGTTTCATCATAGCATTTCGGGCGTAACAACATTGCTGGCCACTTCTCCAAAATCCCGATGGTATGTAATACATTTGGCTTGTCGTTCGCTCAACCAGCCGCCCCTTGCGGCATATGCATCCCTGGCAGATAGCGTTGGATGCTGCATCACCTTAACTCCGCTATGTTCATTTACTTGTTCATTATGAAAATGCCCACAGTGAATGTATCGCTTAGTCGTTTCACCCCATATTTTACTAAATTGTGCCGCAAAAAGCAAAGGCATACTATCTTTCTTTTTCATGTGGCCATGAGAAAAGCCAAGCATAACATTTCCGAATTGATGGGCATAATATGGAAGTTCGCTTTCATTAACTGTCACCCGCGGCTCATTCTCATATAATGTTCTAAACATAGCCCTAAGCCATATTGAACTTGTTATGTCGTGGTTGCCTTCAGCCATTACCACATGAACTGTTTCATGTTTCAATAAGGCCATATCAACCAAATTACGCAATGCCCTAATAGTCACCGCTACTATTTTACTAAATCGGCTGTCAGTATCTAAGATATGCCCATGCATCGGTGTAACGGGTAAAATCCCATCGGTGTGTAGGAAGTCACCTAACTGTAAGATTACCGCGTGTTTGGCCTGTGGTGCGCCTGCGACCATATGCCGGAAACAATCACCAAGCATTTTTTCGGCTATTTTCAAATCCCAATCGGCACCGCCTTCTTTATGCCACGCCAACATCCCCATATGATAGTCAGTGAATGTGTAGAGATTTAAAAGCTTGTTTAATGTTTGTTTTGGTTTGGGTAATTTAACTAGGCGGGGAAGATCTTTGGCCATATCTTCAATGACAGAAATCATTAATTGATGTTGACGATCTTTATCCGCGTTCGTCTTGGTCCATTGGATTTTAATATTACCATCAGCATCCCTCAATGTGGACGTGCCTTTGACGGCGAATCCCTCGGGGGCTATGTGGTTCATATCATGGGACGGGGAATATCCGCGCTTTAATGCAGCAGTGTATCTGTGTTGAAATGTAGACCTGGCTATACCAAGAGATTTGGCGGCGGCTCGCTTGCTACCAAACTCATTATAAGCATCAATAATTTGTTTGAGAATTTCATCTGATAAAGGTTCGAGATTCATGCTAATCTCCTTTATTTAAAGGATAATATAACATTGGGCTTTATATGTCAATCTCGGGGAATTTTCGTCTTAGTTCTTCTAGTTTATTTTTATCCTTGCGCTCTTGTAATCGGAAATATGTATTAACCCCAAATGTTGCCAACATTATGCAAAAACCACCCAAGGCAAGCCATTCATTAAATACTAATCCCGCAATGGTGCCGCTCGTTGATGTTGCATAGCTTACTGTTTCGATTTTCATTTTTCCCTCAATAAATTAAATATAATATACTAATAGTCGCAGGGCTTGCAAAGTCCATAACTTCAAATGTCTTTGGCGGATAAATTCCCAAACCATATTCCCGCTGTCCATACCAGCCAATAGAAAATGCTGCTGCAAAATCACCCAATCCGATAAATGATAGAATGAGTATGAAGGCAATGGTTATGGCAGCATGATGTAGGCCAAGCCCTGTAAACCAGTTTTTATATGGCGGCATAAATATAAATTTAGTCATTATATACTTTCAAGTTTTTCAATACGACTTTCAAGTTCCTGAATATAGGCAAGCATCGGAGCAATAAATTCTAATAATCTCAAAACGTGAGTGTCTTCCTCTTCGTTATTATGATAGGCATAGCCAGCCCAATCTTCAATACCGGATTCCGTCATTGCTTGCTTAACGTCTTGGGCCATAAAGCCTGTATGTGGTCTTCCATGTGACACGATTATTTCGTCTTCTGATGGGACTGCATAATCTTCCATAACAGGGACAGGATATTTCACAACCTTGCCGTCTTGATCTTTAATTGAATTGCCGTCTTGATCTTTAACAGTTACCATCTTTATAACTGGTTTCTCAACATCAACAGTTTTAATTATTGGCACTCCATCGATTATTTCAATTGTTTGTTCTTGAACAATTTCTATCTTTTGGCGTTGCAAAGTTTCAGCCGCTTTCTTTGGCTTAACAACTTTGGATTTGCGTGAAAAAATACGACCATCCAAAAGCTTCATCATTGGGACTAACGACGAAGCACTACCCATATCATTCTTTTTTCGCTTGTCAGATACAGTCGGAGCATTTTGGAGAAAAATATTGTCCCATTCTTTGGTAACACTACCAATATCTTGTGTTTCAGTTACAGACGGGTCAACATCACTACTGAATATAGCATCATTAGTTGCACCGCTTAATAATAACATTGTAGTTGGGGTTGTTTGTAAATTCGTTGCAAAAAATATATCGCCTGAAGCTCTATTGTTCGCGATCACCATATCAAGACCACCACCAATAGGAAATGTTCCACTACCAGCATTAGTAAGTATTTTATATCCACGGGTAGGATCACCCGCCTGCGTAACGGACAATCCTAACTGTTCACTAGCGGCTATTCCTGGTTTACTTATAATTATAGTTTCACCAAGTGTTACATCAAAAGTAGTGCTATCAATTGTAAAAGCATTAAATAATACATCAAAATTATCATTGATCTTTGTGCCGCCCGATCTAAATCCGTCCCCGGTTCCATCATCAGCGATTCCACCGAGTCCTATGCTTTGTTTTGTATAAGCTACCATTATATTTTCCTGTTATCTCTTAATTTGTCGCGCTCTAAAATAGATTTCTCTAATTCTATCATTTGTTGCATCAATAGAACCACCAGCGCGCCTATACTGTAATTTATATGTTAATGTGAATCCCCCTGTAGGGGCGTCATCAATGAAAACATATGATTTTGTCTCGGCATCTGCTATATCGCCTGACTTAATCCACGCCCTATCAATTACTGTTGTGTCCACAGCATTTTCAGTGCGAATTACTTTAAAAACCAAATCTCCAGACGTAAAAGTAAAAAATGCATTTTTCGTTGATATAACTAATTCCACAGCATCGCTTGTTCCGCCGGTGACTGTTAAGGTTAATATAGTTGTATTTGTCGTGGCCGTGGGGGTTAGGGTTACAAGCGTATCAAAATCTGTAGTTGTGACTGCGTTTGTATCAATTTCTGCCGTATCTACACTATTAAGATCGGCAAGTATTCCTATATTAAGCGTGGCATTATCAGCCGGGCGAGTTATATTTGCATCTTGCACGTCATCCCATTCTTGTTGGATATTTTTAAGTTCTGCGTCCCCTTGCGGTGTTCCAATAGTATCGATCAAATTAGTCCCAAGAATAGCCCCCTCAGTAGAGGATATTGAAAAAGAACCATCTACAAATTTCCGTGAAACTCTGTTAGAAGAACTTGTGTCAATCCACATATCTCCATCAGTGGCGGCAGGCGGTTCATCTGGCTGTTCAACAAGAACATTTTTGGTTGCATCTTTTTCGGGTGTACCAGAAATATCAAATGTTTTAAATTCATTATCCCATGAAAATTTATCTGTATCAAAATCTTTGCGGTCTACATCCGACCAATTAAGCAGTTGTGGCTGTGGATTAAATAAATCTACAACGGTTGGAATAGTTGCTTCATCCGTTGCTGCTGTCCATGCATATATATTGTCATCAGTTTCGATAAACGTTTCTTCCACCACAAGCCCGACATTGTTGTTTTCATCTTGTTGAAATCGCAACGCCCAATCGGAAATAATCATTTTCTGGTTTGATAGATTAAACCGTGAATATGTCAGATTAACACTGTCCTGCGCCTGATCCTCAAAGCCGATAGTGTTTAATGTTCCTGAAAAAATCTTTTCCATTCGCGCTTGACGCAATGCTATATTGGCCAATCTTTGAGCAGTAGCCTTTGATTTTGTCATAGGCAGATTTAAGTCACCCCAAAGCTCTTGTCCCCCATCCTCAGTAACGAAAGTTGAATTAATAACTGGTGGATAGTCCTTGGCCTCATATCCCGCCTCAGGATCGTTATATAAACCCCGTATTGCATTTGAACGCTTTTGATATTCTTTTTTGGGAATATATTTAACAGGCCCAATAAATTGATTTTCGACTCTAGTTTTTGTTGCCGTTCTTGCCGCACCAACATAAATCCGCCATTTCCCAGATTGCCAAACCAAGTTACCAGCGCATGATGATAATATGGCTCGAATATTTGTTTCGTGTCTATCAGAGCTATTTAAAAACCCATTACAGGTATAACGATCTTCTGTTCCACCAGCCTTTAATGTTATTTGTTCTTCGCATATGTTAGCTTCTGCAATGGTGCTTGGCCAGTCAAATGCGGTTTCTACTTGACCCATACCCCAAATTAATTTACCGTTTTGAGTTTCTCCACGCAAATAATCTACCAGACATAAAACCGGATTTTCAGAAAACGCCCATGTAGATTTATCCGCAAATCTATGTAGTCCCGATCCGCCTTGAGTAGTATCAAGTCTTGGATCATATAATTTCTTGCCTTTAATAATATATTTTATCTGTTCCAAACCCTTTGGAAACTTATCTTGATCAAAAATTAATTGATTTACAATATATGCCGCACCTCTTAACCTATGATTAGTAGTCCATTTTGTTGATGCTGCATCAAGATTTGTATCTACTGTTTGCGTATCTGTTCCAAGATGTTCAAATTGAAACCAGAAGTTATTTAAGTTCCCAATCGCATTATTTCCGCTAAATGTAGTCGTAACGCCGCCAAATTCAACTTCTTCTATACTTTCAATTTCATGCCCTGCAATTGCCGTAACCATCCATAAATCAGAATTATTTGATCCTACTGTATCTCTAAAAATAAGATTGCCGCCCGTTGCTGCTTTGCCATAACATATTTCGCGCGGTGCTGCCGGGTTTGTTGTTAATGTCAATCTTTGACCGGAATCCTCTATTCCGGGCGATTTTGGAGTTCCTGCAATTATTTCTGATACACCGCTTAAAGTCAGGCTTGTTCCCGCACTCAACAATGCAGCAGCAACAACAACATTTAATCCAGGAACAAATTGAGATGCCACTATTGCGGCAACACCCACAATCGTTTTAAGCGTCTTACCCATTTGTAAATGCCTTTACACATTTTAATGTAGGCATAGAAACCAAGCCTTCTCGCGCGCCCTCTTGGCCAACAAATAGAGCATTTTCACCAATACAAACGCCTACACTTGGCCATCCATCAAAAGTCCGATAAATCATATCCCCCCTTTTTGCTGCCGCCAATGCTATTGATTTTCCGAATATTTTTTCCAACCGCTTATCTAATGGAATTTTTTTAATTAATCTCACTGCGCCCGTTTTGGTTTTATATTTAATTCCAAGCATCGTTTCATTGCCCGTCATGGCATGAACCGCACCCGCCGCAAAATGGCAACAATCATGGGAACCCCATTCGAACGGTTTATCATAAACACTATCGAGATATTCGTTTAGGCATTCTAACCAATTTTCTTTTCTCATATTAAAAGCCGCCCCTACTTCTGGCTATTAACCCCTCATCCCGACCGCCGCTGCTAGTGCCAGGTATTGTTGTGTTGGTCCTGCCCCATGAAATCTCACCAAGATTAGTATCTGTGACAAATTCAAAGCCCTCATCCCCCGGCCATATTGATTGTTGTCCCTGATTTGTCATGCGAAAAAAAGTAACCAATGCTAGGCGCGTGGTTTCGTTTAATAGTGTTAATGCAATACTTCCAGCAGTTGCGCTTTCTGCCATTTCTGGCGCACCTATAAAGCCACTGTCCATTGTTAAAACAGCTTTAGTAGTAAAGTCTGCATTTAAAAATGCGATAAATGTGGTCCAGGCCCTGCCTGTTGGGTCGCTTGTTGTAAATTCATCCACAAAATCGGGCAAAGATGCAAGCGGAATATGTGACAATGTGGCCGTTATTTGCGCCTTTCCCAAAGAAGTATTTTCAGGCACACCAGATAGCGACCCCATGCCGCCAACGCCTATCCATGTTTCTCCATCAAAACTAAAATCTTGAGTGCCGGAATTTAAAAAAACTGTACCGCTATCAAGTTCCAATTTTAGAAGAGATAACCAATTTAAAACCTCGGTCCCCGCTGCATTATTCGCAACAGCCGTGGCTATGGAAGCATCTAAAGTTCTGGTCATACTTTTTCCTGCCAAGCAAAGGAAATCACGCCAATAGAATTTTCATTTGTTTCCTGCGGGTGATTCGTTTCAACAAGTTGCGCTATCATAACGGGATTTTTGACTAAAATCGGCTCTCCATCTGGATGTGATGTTCTAATTGCGGGCCTGACTTCGACTGTTGCATTTCCCGATCCATCAGTATCGACCCTTTTTGCCACTTCATAAATTTGGGATTCCACTTGCATCATTGTTCCGGCGCGAAGAAGGCCATTGGTGGAAATTGTGCCATCTTTAATATTTAATGTTGTTCCTGTTTGTCCCGCCCCATTAACTTTTAAATAACTTACAAATGTTTGACTTGCGCCTGTTTTTGTTAAAATAGCCTGTTTTATTCTATTATTTGAACCAGTGTTGAACCCACCTAAGGCGGTAAGTTTAATTGTTCCTGTAGGAATGGTCAGTCCGTCTATTTTGCTGAGTGTGGGAGTAGATGATAAATCAACGAAATTTCCATTATTTAAGCCATTTATGCGAACGCCGTCATCGTCAAAAAATTCAATAGCTACTCTTAAACCGGTTCCTAGTGCGTCGGTACTCCGCACAAGCCCACTAAACGATATTACATCACCAACAGCTAAACCAAGGGCGCTTATTCTCCTGCCAATGTTGTCCGGTCCTATATAATGATGGGTCATTATCTGTTCTGTTTCTGCATCGTCTCCCAATAAATTCTGTCCGTCGTGATTCCCAATAACCGCTCGACCATTCGGATTAAATGCAAAAAAAGTCCCATCATCTACACTCATAGAATTTAATAGTGCCGACATTTCCCTGTGTTGATCTGGTCCTAATGGTGGCGTTGTATAAACCCCTTCCCATCTGTCGGCTGTGCCCGCTCCATGAGATTGTGTTATTCTATTGCGGGTAAATTCACCCGAAAACTGTGACTTGTTTATATTCAATCCAAAACGATCAGATTTAATAGAAACGGGTAAAAAAACAGGATAGGTTATGCTCATGCTTTCACCCCCGCAAACTGTTGATTAACTGAATTGAGAAGTTGTTGTTCCAGAATTGGAAACAATTGAAACATTTCGGCGCGAACTGTGTTTCTAACATCTGTTGCAACGGTGATGTTTTGCGTGATTGATGTTTGTCCCCGCCCCATCATTCCTCGAGTATCTGCTGCTGTTCTTATTGTTCCGGCTGTTTTGGGAATGAATAATTCTGGTCCACGCTCGCCCACTAGGGTCGGCCCCGATATATCACCACCACCCGCCTTACCTAATATAGACTTGAATATGTCACCAAATATGCTTCCGCCACCGCCTCCTTTAAACAAACTTTCTGCAAGTGGTTTTAATATTGCAAGCCGAATAGCCATTGCCGCAAAGTCTCTTATAATTCCCTTTAACGCACCCGACAAATCACCATTTAAAATTGCATCAATTCCCCTGCTTTCAAAAGCCGCTGCCATTGCATTGCCAAAATCTGCCGCCGATTTGTTCAATCTTTCAAGGTCTTTATCTGCAATCTCTTTTAATTTTACCGCCACTTCCTGATTTTTCAATATTCTAAATTGTGCAAGATCTTCTTCAGATGATTTTTTAGCGTTTACCCGTTCGACAAATTGTGCTATTTCTTCATCTGCCTCGCGCCTAATAGCCTCCGCCACATTTCCGCTTGATCGCAAAATATCAATCTCTAAATCAGATAATATGCCTCGCGTTTCTTCTGCATTCTTTTTAGATAATTCAAGCAATTTATTATTTCTGCGTTCTCTGGCAAGTGTTGCGTCTCTATCTTCCCCCTTTGTTGTGGTAAATGGATCAATGTCAAGGATGGGACGGGGGGGTATTTTCTCAACGGCAGGATCAATAATGGGCGTTGGCTTAACTGCAACTTCTAGCTTTTTTCGTATTGATTCAAGTCTTTTTTCTTGTATTAATAAATTTTGTTCAAGAACTAAAGAAGGCGTTCTTTCGTTAAGGGTTTTAATGGCAGTAATATTTTTTATTACTTCAGCAAGTTCTGCATTTAACTCCTCTATATCAGTTTTAGGCGCAACAGATATTGCTATATCTTCTAATATCTCAGCCAAAAAAGCTGTTACTTTAAGTTCTTTATTTATTTCACTTATGCTTGCGGCGACTGCTGTTCCTACTTTATCCCATGCCCTACTTACTCGTGGCGGTATTTCTTTAAATTGTTTTTCAACCTCATCTCCCTGGGAAAGAATAGCTGCAAATACATCTTTAGAAAGTAACTTACCATCTTTAACTAATCGCCGCATTTCTGATACGGTTACGCCCATAGATCGAGCTATAGTATTTAATACGGCAGGCAGATTTTCCAGAACAGAATTAAATTCCTGCGCCCGAAATATTCCTTCACCCAATCCTTGAGACAATTGCAATGTGCCATTTTTTAATTGTTCGGTTGTTGCGCCTGAAATAACCCCAAGTTTGGCAATAATATTATTAAGTCTAGTCATGTCTTTGTTTGTTGCGCCAAGCTCTTTTGCGGTAAAAGCTAATCGCTGGAAAAGCGAAACAGACGCATTAAGACTGGTGCCTGTTTTTAACGATGTCGCAAGCAATTCATCCCATACTTCTTGAAATCCGCCCGTTTCCCGTGTGGCAGACTTTATCCTATCTTCAAGCATTCCCATGTTATCTGCTAACAAGATAGTATTTTTAATTCCCCGAGTAACAAGCGCGGTTGCATAAACAGCACCAAAAGCAACGGCGGCATTACCTAATCGATTAAATGATTTCTGAAGGCCGCTTAGTTGCCTTTTTGTGGTTTTGGTAAATTTGCCCGTGGACCCAGACGCCTTGCGCATTTCGCGCTGAAGTTGTTCTGTATTGGCCTCTAATCGAATTAAAAGACGTTGTAATGTATCAGCCATGTTTTTTGATCATTTCATTCAGTTCTTCGCGGGTTAACGGAGGATTATTTTCTATTCCTTGGGATTTTTGCCATCCTCTAAACGAAAATAGCAGTTCTGGATAGGTAGCCGCCCAAAATTCTGTGGGCGACCATCCTAATATTCCAGACATTTCAAGATAGGATTTCCATGGCAACCCGCCAATTACTCCCCCGATTTAGAGGCGGTTTCCTTTTCGGGATTAAGTGTAGCATTAATTACTTCAATTATACATTCAAAGACTTCGCGCTTATATTCCATAGATATAGCAAAAGCCCGAGTTTGATCCAGATTTGCAGTACATGAAAATATATAAGATAATAGTGATAGTTTAGGATCGCCCCTACTAATATCTGCCATAATTGTAATGATTGACCCATATCTATCTTCAATGGCGCTTAAAGCATCAAATCCAAGCCGCAGAGTGTAGGTTTCTCCACCTACTTTTAAACTCCGCTCTCCTGATATAAGTTTAGCCATTATACAGCTGCGAAGGTAATTGCGCCGGAGCTTTCAAGCGTCAAGCTATAAGTAACTTCGCCATTATGCTCACCCGCCCGTTCCAGGCTTGTGACTTGATATGCGCCGCTAAACTTATCGCCGCTTTCAAAGATAATTTCATAATTATCTAATGACATTGCAATTGCAGATGTTTGAATCAATATCTCAGTTGCACTATCAGTAAATATACCTGATCCAGAAACCGTTACAGAGGCAACCCCCGCATCAGCCAATAATGTTCTAACGCCAGCACTATCTTTGCTAGTAATATCAACCATCTCATTGTTAATCGTCAGGCTGGTTGAACGCAGCCCGGCAATTGTTGTAAATACCTCAACCGTTGTACCATCGCCACGCTTGATTAAAAATGCTCGACCCTTTTCAGCAGCCATATCACTATTCCTTTTCTATTTCTTTGCCACAATTGGCGATGATGGCAGCTTCTGCCAATTCTCGAAGCATTTTAGGATATGCCCCACGAATGAAATTAACTGAACGCCTATCATCTAATTTCACGCTCAAGTCTTTTGTAATTTTAATATGCATTGTTTTTGGTTTGGCTTTTAAATTTTTGGCCATTTCAAACACCTCTTTTAATGGTCCGTCCGCCGCATAAACGCCGCGTTTATCTTCTTTTTTCCAGTAATTAACATGTTTTTGAACAGGCATTGTATTTCCAAGTAATTTTGCCCCTAAATTCCAGAAATAACCCTTATTTTCGTAACAATCGAACCCCATCAAGACTATAGGCCAACAGCCCATCATTTGAGCCGCCCTAAGGGCGCAAATACCGCTAATCACGCCTATTGAAGCCTCTTGGACTATATCATGCCGCCAGCGGCTAATTTTACGCCCCCTCAGGCCCTTAACGGTCTGGAAAGTCATTTCATCATTATAAACGATATAGTCACAATCAATTATTTTGCTTGCGTGACTATTCACTCCAAAAACAACTGCATTGTCTGGTTTATTCTTTAGTTGCTTGGGCAAAGACGGCCCACCACCAAGAACAATCGCACATCGCCCTGCATGTTTCCCACGCAATCGGTCAATATTCATCCGTGAAGCAATGATCTGAAACTAACTATTCCATGAATTGTTGTTTGATCTTTATCCAGAAATATTTCTGTGTCTTCGTGTGATGTTTCCACAAAATTCTTGCCCACTACTACCAAATCAACTCTATGTAATAAATCTCTTATTCTTTCTGCTATTTGTAAAACCAAATCCGTAGTTGGTGCAAATACATGGATTTTCATCATATATTCACTGCCTGTAAAAGATTTGCTAGACCAATCTCGTTCAAGCGTATCAGCCAAATCAATGAAAGGAAGCGCTTGATCTAATCTTGCACCCTCATGAATTGTTGTTAATGATGTTAATGTGGCGTCGCCATTCAAAACCAAAAACACTGCTTTTTTAAATTCCAACATTATAGTTTCGCAGCCCTTTTCAACGCCCTATCAACACCCCGATTTATTCGACTAATTATGGCTGGTTCATTTTTAAAATATGCGCGACCCATAAAAGGAAAAGCTCTTTGAGTTCTGGTGCCAAATTCTATAAATCCCGCTCGCCAGCCAGCTTTGCGCCATCTACGAATATTACCCTTTTTCCAATAACCGATTTGAAAACTTAACCCCCTTGTTCCGCGCCTTATATGAAGGGCTTCAGCTAAATCATTAAATCTACGCCTAACATTTGCTTGCGCATCTTTAAAGATTATGTTTGCCGAATCTTTTAATGCAACCTCTACATCTTTTTGTATTTCTTTTGGCATGCGCGATAACTTTCGGCGCAGTTTATTTGCACCCGTCAACCTACTTGCCATTATTCAACCCCATCTTCGCATTCCATTGATAAAAATTGGCTTCTTTCATCTCTATTCTGGATTGACCGAATATTTAGGGTTTTATTATCCCAAATAATAATGTTATCCGTTGTTAAATCTGTTCTGTGCCGGATTACAACAAGATATAATTGCTTTGCTGCAAGTCTACCAATATCCTTCAATTCTTGCCCCCGTAATGGCTGTACCCTTGCCCACACAGTTGCCAAGTCTGTAGTGGTGGGTATATTGCCCCCCAAAGCATCCTTTGTGTAAGTATTGGCCCTTAAAATCACTCTTTCGCGCATTCTCATTGGGCATTTATCCGATATCTCATGAAGATGTCCATTGATGTTTCTGGAATCATCTCATTTTCGCCCACAATATCTCGTGTATCGTAATAATGACCTGTTAGATAAGCTATGCCCTGTTGAATGTCCTGGGGGACAGAGTTCCAATCAGGACCAAATCCAGCCTGATAAACTATAGTCACCGCTTGCAATTCATCCCGAACTTGTGGAAATGTTTTTTCAAACGCCTCTACAATCCGACCTTGTTTATATTTGCCGCCTAAATCAACTTGAAATTCGGTTGTTGCTAATGTTTGTGTGACGCCTTCTTCGTCTACATATTGAACGCTAGTTACAGATTGGGCCTTGACTTCTGGAAGCTTTATTTCATCAGGCAACCAGTTATCGAGTGTCAATGTAAACTCCCGCTGAATAATCGGGCGATTCATAATGGTTTCAGCCGCATCAGTAGCTGCCTGAATAAATCCAGACAATTCCGCATCTGACGTATTCGCATCAACTCGCGTCCATTCCTTGACCTGTTGTAAAGTAATGGGAAAACTTGCCGGATCAGATGTCTGATTATGACTCTGGTTTGGCAGTCTATGACCCCTGGTTAATCTATGTCTCATTGGTGGCCCACTCTCAAAGTTATTGATCTATCATCCACAATACCGTTTGTCGAGGTTGCGCTTGCTGTTAAACGATATACTGCGCCCAATGTTCCACCAGATATATTCTGTGTGGCAATTGCGCCCGCCAAACTCTTTGTTCCGAGCGTTGGACCAACAGGAAAGACAGACCAAATAACAGTTGAAACGGTATCACCACTTGCAAGCCAATTGGTAAAATCAACAGAATAATCAATCGGCCCCGCATCGGGATCATGCAGGAAATAACTCATTTAACTGCTTTTTCCTTTTTGGTTTTTTTGGTCCTAACCGGAATGGCAAATCCTGCCTTGATCAATCGTGTAGCGTCTTTATTAGAATATTCTACAATATCGCCAACGTTATGCAATACGCCCGGCCCGGATAAACATGCAGTGATTTGTATTTTCATTTTATTCTCCGTAAATAAAAGGCGGGACCGAAGCCCCGCCCAATAAACTAGACAGCCATAATCAAATGCTTGACAGCAGCAGTATCAGTCAACTCACCATCAAAGCGAATATGTCCGGCAATGCCAAATCCAGGCCAGAAATCCTTATCCTGAATAGCACCGATCAAAGGACTGCCAACTTTGCGAACAAAGTATTTACTGAAGTCGCCAAAAAGAACGACTTTGGCGACTGTGGCAATAGATGCCATATCCTGATTAACACTAAACTCGCGACCATTAAAAGTGGCAGGAATGCCGCCCTGAACATTCCCCATCTGCCAAAGAAAGTTTCCATCGCCATCTTTAAGCTTGCGAAGGGCTTTCAGGGTATCGTCATTGAACATCCAGCGCACCTTTGGCCCCCGACGATAAGCAGGATCAACGGAATGCTCAAGATCAAGAATCTCATCCCATGTAATCGCGCTATTAAGAGCGGCAGTTTGACCAAGGGTTGATGCTGTTACGATACCGTTAGGATCGCCAGTACCATCGCCAGTGGTCAATTCCAGGTTGGCTCTGCGACCCAAACGCTCACCAAGCAAACTACCCAAAAGTGATTCCATGTTAAACACAGAATCATCCATAAGCTCTTTAGACACCCTGATCCATTCAGTGTTAAAACCAAATGCATCGAGCTGTTTTTCAGCGAATACAACATCAGAACCGCCGTCATCAGTAAGCGTGGTATTTTCAACATGTTTAACGACTACGGTAGTAGTATCGTCAACGGTTGGGATCGTAATTCTATGACCACCACTTGTATTGAGTTCAGTAGTAATGCCGGGATCAAACATCGGACCAAAGTCCAGCATAGACTGAACCAAGATAGCACGAAGCTCTTCAGGAACAGTAAATCCACCCTCGGAATCTGTGCCGGAAGATTGGCCGCGCCGTTCCAACTTTTCATAACCAGTATTCAAGACTGCGCGGGCTTCTGCGTTCATAGAGCCTTGCTGACCCTGTGCTTTAAGATATTGATGAAAAGCATCGCGGTAGGAAACTTTCTCACCAGTATCAGCCTGGGCTTCACCATTGTCCTGATTGGGACGCCGTGGAGCAGCGATTTTATCTTCTGCTCTTTTAATGGTTTCTTCACGCTCAATCTTTGCCTCAAGCTTGTCAAAATCACCCATAATCGCGTCGTATTCGGTTTCAATCTCAGCAGTCCGGGCTTCATCCGTTTTGTCTGTGATTTCATCCATTTTAGAACGGGCATTCTCAAGCATCCGTGCTTGTTTTTCCCGCATATCTTTAATAATATCAGCCATTTTAAATCCTTATATTGGCGTTAAAAAAATAAGCAGTTAGTCTGCCGTTCTCTTGGTTCTAGTTCCAAGGTCTATTTTCATGCGCAACCGTTTAGCCGCCGCATTAAAATTTGTTTTCTTCTGTTCTTTTCTAAATGTATCCAATGATCGAAGGCCAATATCCGTCCCTGGATATGCCGGATCATTAACGATGGATACATCAAATAATTCCGCTTGTCGGATAGTCCTCAATGGAATATCACCGCTATCATCCCACTCTTCTTTCACCGCACGAAAAGCAAAAGACATTTTATCTAAATCGCCCCGTTTCATTTTGGGAATGATTTTTTGAACGTCAGGATCATCTGGATCAAGATTGGTTTTGATATGTAATCCGCGCTTATCTTCTGTCAGAGTTAATGTCCCTGAAGATGTGCGCGCCAAAGGTAGCCCTTCGTGATTAATCAAAAAACGAACATCATCATTTTTAACCGCATCTGTAAATGCGCCCGGTGATATCACTTCGCGGAACATTCCACCAATATCAGTTTCTTCATTAAATACAGCAGCATGTCCTTCGACTGCAATGCCATCATCATTAACGCGGATTTCAGCAAGAGAATACCGCACCTCAAAATTATCACTCGCCATTTGTTTCTCCTGATTGTAAATTAAGGGGAATGGCAATTCCTTGCATAAATAATTCTTCTGCCTTATCTCTCACGGATTCGGAATTTGCATCATTCCATGTCTGATATGGTGACAGAAAACCATTTTGTATTTCTATTGCAAATATTTCAGCTCTAGTTTTAATATTATCTATCATTATTTTCTCCTGATTGGGAATTAAGGGGAACAGTAGCCCCTTGTATAAATAATTCTTCTGCCTTGCCGCCCTTGGCTTCAAAGTTCTCAAAGCCTCGCGCTTGATCCGGGGTCAAGAAACCATTTTGGATTCCTTTGGCATACGCATCAAATCTGGTTTTGATATCGCCCCTTAGAAGCCCATCCAGATTAAATTCTACAAATAGATTAGAGTTGCGCCCGAATAGTTTTAAATTCATTTGAGCCTCCATCTGCTCAACCCATCTTTTGATCGTATGCTTGACAAGGTGTAAGTCCTGCTGCTCTGTATTGGCAAACGTCCCGTGCGTCAGGTCTTGCAACATAACGGGGGGAATGGAATAAATTCTGGCAATCTCTTCTATTAAAAATCTTTGCAATCCTTCAAGCTGTAATTTTTCAGGATCTAAACCAAGTGGTTTTATTTCATGGTCTTTTGGAAGCGGTAAGAATGGCCGCTCTTTATCTGCAACCGTAGCCATTGTAACGGCCATATCTTCGCTTGCCCGTTCCAGTGCCTCTTTTGTACTAAACGCTCCTATTAGGGCGTAGGGCGGAATCCCACCATTATGAAATAATTTGGCTCCAAACTTCGTTGCTTCGATTGCTTTTCTAATTACTTCCCGATTTGTAAAAATGGGCGACCTAGAATTGATCATGTCAGATTGTAACATGAATGTAATATCAATTATCTCATTAGCCTGATAAATAATTTCTTTAGTGTCCATCTTAAACGTATATGTAGTACGACCATTCGTTCTTTTAACCGTAACTTTATTCGGTTCAAGGGGCCATAAATTTATAACCGCGCCAGATGTATTACGCTCAATCCAAGTATATCCCCGCCCGCCCGTGAAAACTTGTTCAAAATTATATTTGAGCCAATCAAAAGAAGTTAGCTCATCATTAGCGTTTTCATTCACAATGGATGCAAGATTGTTATTAACCCGCTTTCTGCCATCTTTCGTCTTACGAAAAACCTGTAATGGCAACCCCGCAATCGTACCAGAAAGAAATTGAACCGCCGCCCATATAGCAGGAACACCTAATGCATTTTGAACCGTTACGCCTGTCGCCAATTCAGGAAATCCTAACAATTCAAAAAAGTTAGGATTAGAAACCGAAACTTGTCGCTTTTCTTTTTGCCAAAACCATTTCATATGTAATTCGCCATTTTAAAATTAGGATCATCCCAGGGTGAAGTTGGAACTTCTTCTTCTTCGTGTGTTGCCGCCACGCTCATTGCCATGACTAGAGACACCATTCCATCAATCCGACCGCTTGATTTAGCCTTAGTTAATTTTCTATTTCCTGCGGGATCGGATTGTATAACTGCATTTGCGGCACACATATTTAAAACCGGATTCCCATCATGTTTCAGTTTGTCTTGCAGAATTACGCTTTCTGTATCTCTTAAAGCTGGTGACATAGATTTATAACCCTGACCAAATTCAACAAATTTATTCTCTAGTTCTTCCTCAGAAAAACCAACATCAATCAAGGATCGCTTAAAGTGTCTAAAATTCCATCTATCAAAGGCCACCGCCCGAATGTCAAGGCTATCAAATAACCCGCGCATATAATCCGCCACATAGCCATATTCAATAGACTTGCCCGGAACCGTTTGCAAATGTCCCATGCTTGCCCATTGATCATATGGAACCCTATCAGAGCGAGACTTTTCAATTAAACCATCTTTAGGTAGCCAGAACACAGATTTAATCTGCCAAACATTATCAACAAAAGCCGCCAATACCAAAGAGGTTAAATCACTAACCTCTGACAAATCCAGCCCTGCATAAACTGGATAACCCTTAAAACTTTCCAGCACATCCCCAAGGCATCCTTGCCATAAAGACCTTGAGATAAACGGTGCATTCATTTCCACACGCTGATTTAATATCAGGTTTCTATATTCAGGCTCTCGTGCAGGCATTCGTTTCGCATCGCTTGCCATCGCTCTGACTTCACGGGCATTCAAAAAATCACCATAAGCAGGATTGGCCTGTTTAATCGCCTTAATGCTAAACGGGTCAAGGCTTTCATCTGCTGTATGCAGACATAACACAACGCGCGGATCGTGGCCCGCCATTGCGTCATCAATCAGAACAGATAGCAAATCCCCGTCTGTCGGTGCTTGTGTACTAATTACAATTGAAAGCGGGTCTTCCTGCGCACCCACTGCGGTTTCCAGGGCTTCATATAAACTAGACCTTGGCCCTTTAACTTGTCCTAATTCATCATGGACAATAAACACAGGGCTTAATCCATAAGCAGTTGATGCCTCAGCACTCAGGGCTTTATATAAAGTTCCTATCTCAGAACAAAATAATTCTTTAGCGCTTTCTCGAATACCCACATATTCATTTAAACCCGGCGACATGCGAACAATTTTCGCCGCAAGGTTAAATAGGATAGCAGCTTGATCCCTGGATTGTGCTGCCGAATATAACTGGCTGTTTTTCTTTGCTTCAGGTCCAACCAAATGAACTAACAATAAAAACGCACTCAGCGTAGTTTTCGCATTCTTACGTCCAAACGACAATATAGCCCGGCGCGTACCGGATTCATTATCATATATTTTCCGTACATCTTTTTTTTGCCAAGTCCGAAGCTTAACTTTTTGTCCCGCAAATTTGCCCTCTGGAATAAAGCAATAATTCTCAATCCATTTTATAACTTCGCTGCCGCGTTTCATTTTTCCCATGGCTTATTATGGGCTGGCGCGTCTGCATGTTTCGATCCTGCCGTCCGGGTTGTATATTTGGCCTGCTGTGTCAATCTCATTTTTGTTGCAAGGCTCATCAATGCAGAACTTTCCCGCGCCTGGACCTTAAGTAAAACATCATATTGAAATACTGTAAATTCTGGATCATCTTCTAACGCAGTAATTAGCTGTGCAACTCTTCT